AATTGCCCTCCACTCTGAGGAATTAAAGATAGAGACCTATGATAAAAAAGGAAAGGTAACTATTATTGAAAACCCAACGGTGAAAACTCAGCTAAAATATTTAGATGCTTTTCATGAGTATGCTTCAGTATTTGGGTTATCACCTGCAGCTAGGATAAAACTAATACAAACTAATATGCCTAATCTTGATGATGAGGAGCTAGAGTTTGAAAGCGAGTTCGATTCTTAATGAAGAAAAGCTATAACACTATAATAGAGGAGCTTATTGACTACTCTAATGAAATAATAAAGGGAAAAATCATTGCTTGTAAAAGACATAAGCAAGCCTGTGAAAGATTCTTAAGAGACCTTCACCGTATGGAACATGATGATGGCTTTCCTTATTATTGGGATGAGGTAGAGGCACAGAAGGTTGTAAAGTTCTTTGGATTCTTAAGACATAAGGAAGGAGCCTTAGCAGGTAAGCCCATAGAGCTTAATTCTTTTCAAAGATTTTTAGTTTGTAATATTGAAGCCTGGAAGCATATCGATACCAACTATAGAAGATTTAAATTTGTTTACATACAACTGGCCAGAAAAAATGCAAAGTCACAGTTACAAGGTGGCTTATGTTTGTATGAGATATTTGGTAAAAAGATTATGGGAGCTCAGATTTATACGTTAGGAGTAGAAAGAGAGCAGGCAAAGGAAGTTTATAATGCCTGTAAGGATATGCTTAGCAAGCCTCTTAAAAAAAGACTTAAAATTTCTATCCCTCAAATATATCATTCTCAAAGTAATAGTATTATAAAGCACTTATCAAAGAAGGCTGGGAAAACTGGTGATGGTAAAAACCCACAGTTTGCAAGTATAGATGAATATCATGCTCATGAGACTTCTGAAATGTATAACGTTATGTCCAGTGGTATGGTTTCAAGACCTGAACCTCTTATAGTAATAATTACAACTGCAGGAGAAGATTTTGAAAACAAACCTTGTTATGCAGAATATAAAGACTGCTGCAGCATCTTAGATGGAACCTTAACAAATGAAAAGTATTTTATTCTCATATGTGAAGTTGAAAAAAATGATGATGTAGAAGATATGGAGGCTTGGAAGAAGGCTAATCCAGTGCTTATGACCTATGATGAAGGTAACACAGGAATTGAGGAAGCTTTTCAAAAGAAGTACTTCTCTAGTGATCCAACACAAAAGCGAGAGTTTTTAACTAAGAATTTAAATATTTGGGTTGGTGCAAGTGATAAAAAGTACTTAGATGTGGAAGAGTGGAATGCCTGCAAGCAGGAATATGACTATGAAAAGTTTAGAGGTTGTGACTGCTTAGTGGGTATAGACTTATCTAAAAGTGGTGACTTAACCAGTGTAGCCTTTGAGTTTCCATTTTTAGAAGAAGGTATTAGAAAATATGCCCTTATAAGTCATAGCTTTTTACCTGCAGGGGTACTACGAGATCATATGAAAACAGACAATGGTAATTATGATATATGGAAAGAGAAAGGATACTTAACCACTACTGAAGCAAATGAAGGGCTTATAGTTGATTATTGGGCATTGCTTAACTATATACAAGATATGAAAGAAAAGTATGATTTAAATATTATACAAATTGGTTATGACCCTAATGGAGCATTAATGCTTGTTACAGAACTTGAAAGTATAGGGTTTAATTGTATTGAAATAAAGCAAAGTGCAAGATCCTTGAATGAAAGTACTGTAAACTTTAGAGATTTAGTAAAGGTAAAGCAAATATATCATAATGGAAATAAACTTTTAACTTGGTCTGTAGGTAATGCTGAGTTTGATTCCAATAGTTTTGGAGAAATAAAGATTTCTAAAAAGAGTAGGTTCAAAAGAATTGACCCAATTGCAAGTTCTATATTTGCTCATAAGTTAGCAATGGAATATTGGAATAACAAGCCATTAGATTTAAAGAAACAAATGGAGCCAGAGTATCTTAAAAAATTAGGTTGGTAAGGAGGTGAGAATTTGAGATTAAGAAATCTTTTTAAAAGTAAAAAGACCTTTAATAATTCAGTAGGATTAAACAGTGAAGAGTTTTTAAAAATGCTTGGAATAGACATAGGTAGCCTTGATAGTAATAAACTAAGTGAGATTACCTATTTTACTTGTATGAGGCTCTTAGGTGAAAGCGTGGGAAAACTTCCATTAAAACTATATAAGGAAACAGGAAATGGACTGGAAAAGGCCCTTGATCATAAACTTTATAGCATTTTAAAGTTAAGACCTAATCCTTATATGACCTCAAGTACCTTTTGGAATACTGTTGAAGCCAATAAAAATCATTATGGAAATGCCTTTGCTTATAATAATCGAAACGAAAACTTTTGGATTATGCAGAGTAACAATGTAGAGGTTTGGATTGATAATGCTGGATTATTTAATAAGGATAATGCTCTTTGGTACATCTACAGAGATCCTAAAAGCAATAAACAGTATAGATTTCATTATACCTCAGTACTTCACTTTAAAACTTCTGTGACTTTAGATGGTATAACAGGGCTTGCAGTAAAAGACATACTTAAGTTACCAATTGAAAATGCTCAAAGTGGAACAAAGTATTTAAACAACTACTATAAAAATGGACTTATGGGAAAGGCTGTAGTCCATTATACAGGAGATTTAGACCAAGAAGCAGGGAAAACTATGGCTTCAAAGATTGAGGAATTTAGTAGTGGGCTCCAAAATGCAGGGAAAATAGTTCCGCTGCCGCTAGGATTTCAGTTAGTTCCACTTAATATCAATATGACAGATGCTCAATTTCTTGAGATTAACAAGTATACTGCTTTGCAGATAGCAGGAGCCTTTGGAATAAAGCCTAATCAAATTAACAACTATGATAAAGGCAACTATGCCAATGTAGAAACTCAGCAGAGGACCTTTTATGTAGACACTTTACTTTCAATCTTGAAGCAGTACGAAGAGGAGCTTAGTTATAAACTCTTAATGGAAGATGAGCTTAAGCAAGGTTATTGCTTTAAATTTAATGTTAACTCTATCTTAAGAGCAGATTTTGCAACACAAATGGAAGGCTTAAGTAAAGGCGTTAATAATGCTATCTATACACCTAATGAAGCAAGGAACTTACTAGACTTACCACTAATACCAGGAGGAGATAAATTGATTTGTAATGGTAACTATGTTCCACTAGATTCCATTGAAGGGAAGGGAGGTGAAAAGGGTGAGCAAAAATAAGTTTTTAAGTATTAAAAATCAAACAGAAAACTCGGCAGACTTATACTTCTATGGAGATATAGTTTCTAGTTGGTGGGGCACATGGGATGATACAGACCAATATCCAGAATCAATTCGAGATTTCTTAAATGAAGTAGAAGGAGCTGAGAACTTAAACATTTATATCAATAGTGGTGGAGGTAACGTATTTGCTGGAATGGCAATTTACAATATGTTAAAAAGGCATAAGGCTCATAAAACTGTCCATGTTGATGGACTTGCAGGTTCCATTGCTAGCGTAATTGCCATGGCAGGAGATAAAATTGTAA